CTCTCCAAGTAAAGAGTAGTGCAAGATCAATACGCATCTTCTCACCTTCACTAAATGATGCGTAGGTAAACTCATCACGATAACGTGACTTTATAGTTTCGTCAAAGTTTTCATTCAACGTGAAGTTTACATAAAACTCCATTGATGTTAGATAGGTATTGATTAATTTATTCATCACAGGCAAATACTGTTTGATAATCTTGGTCTTGATACCAGTGTCCGTCAACATATTTCTTGAAGCTTCACTATATATCTGTTCTTCTCGCAACTTTGATTTTTGCATATCCAAACCAGATAAAGTTTTCTTTAAATCATTTAACTTATCGTGATCAGTATTATTAACTTCACCAGTATTCAGTTGGTCAATCTCTGATTGCAATGTAGCATTAAATTTTTCAAGTTGGATAAGAGAACTATTTTCTTTTGCAATATGAACTTCGTTGTCTCGTACTTTAGCACCAATAACATTAATTTCTTTCTGTCGTTCCAAAACTTTTTCTAATTCATCTTTTAGTTCTTTCATTCCAGAACTAACTTTGTCTGCTTCACCTTTCTTTTTATCAATCATAGATGATTTAAAAACTTCATCAATATGTTGTTGACAGGTTGGGCAATCTTCATTGCTTTCAAAAAATCCAATAAGTCTGGTATGTGTTCTATGTTTTTCTTTTAATTGTGATTGAATATCTTTTAACTTGCTATGTTTTGTGTTTATCTTATCACTGTCAGTAATTTGAGCAAGAAGTTCCTGATTGTTTTGAGTGTAAAATTTAATATCAGAATTCTTTTTAAATATTTCTTCTTCATTGTTACTCATTAAAGAAGTCTTTTCTTTTATAAGCTTTTCTTTGTGCATAAACATTTCATCAATATATTTTTCTTGAAGAGTAATTTTTTCTTCTGTCAAATTATATTGATAATCTATATCACGAATATCATCAGAAATAGTTTTAAGTTTTTGTTTGAGAAGCATATTCATCAAAGAGAAAATTTGAATGTCAAGAATTTCTTCAACAACCTCTCGGCGGTGTCTAGCTTTTAACTGCATAAAAGGAATAAAGGTAGATGAACCTAGAATAACAACTTGTGTAAAACTGCGATAGTTTAGTTTAAGAATTTGTTGTTCAAGATACTTTTGATAGTCTCTCGCATTTGCATCTTGATTGTACATTTTGTCGTTGATGTAAATCTCAAACACGTTAGGCTTGATACCACGAACAACTTTCACTTTTTTAGAACCAATTCTAAATTCAACTTCTACTAATCCACCAGTACCATTGACAGAGTTTAACAGCTGTCCCTTGTTGATGTTGCGAAATGGTTTACCAAATAAACCAAAACACAGTGCATCAAGAATAGTAGATTTACCAGAACCATTCTCACCAATAATTAATGTGGTAGAATTCCTATCTAACTGTATCTCGGTAAAGTTATTGCCAGTTGACAGGAAGTTTTTCCACTTCACAGTCTCAAAGTGTATCATTATTTAATCAATAAATCTCTGTGTTCCGTTATCCCATTGATCCAATACGTTAAGTTTATCTTGAGCATCAGCAATCAATTCCATTTGTTCATCAACTGCTTGAACAACGTCAGGATGTTCTCCAATACCAGCTGCATTGTTAATGTAAACTTGTACGTTTGCTCTGGCAACTGCAATGTCACCTTCGTATTTTTTTCTAAGTGCTTCTAAAATGAAACTCATAATTATCTCCCTCACATCTCTAAATCTTGTGCTTCTGTGTAAAGCGCTCTCATTGTATTTTTAAGTCTATCTTTACTTAGTGTAACATCTAACTGGTCAATATATTTTTCCAGTAATGTCATTGTATCTTCTGTATTTTCTACAATATCATCTGATACATTCTCAGCATCTAACTCTGAGAAATCTTCTATGATTTTAACTTCGTATGCATCTGCTAAGAGAAGTCTGTCTACAAACTTGTCAAAATTATATAAATCTTTTTTATTTACAACAACCAATTTTACATATTGATCTTTGTATTGTGTTACATCGTGTTTAGTATAATCCTCTTGCGTATCATCATAATATATCTTTTTAAATAATGTGTACGGATTAACTATGCGTTCTAGCTCTCTTGTACTTGTATCAAAGATATGAAAACCTTTCGGGTCTTGAAAATCATTCCAGTAAATTTCATAGGGCGTGCCTAGATAATATATTTGACCATCGTCAGACTTGTGATGAAAGTGTCCACTAAACACAGTATCAAATCTTCTAAACAACTCTCTATCCCAACCACCTTCTGCAAACTGGCCACGATGCATTTCAAAACCATTGATTTCTAAATGTCCAAACAAAATATCTGACTTTGCAGTATTTAAAACATTCACAGATTCATCATAGTTATTAGCATTAATCCAAGGCATAAACACAATATCAGTTCCATCAAAATTTACAACCTCCGGCCCAGTATATATTTTAAATTTGTCTTTACCAACCAGCTCTTCCATTGAATTAACTTCGTTGGTATTTTTGTAGTAAGTGTCGTGGTTGCCGATAATGATGTGTAAGTCAATACCCAACTCTTTAAATTTATTAATAAATCTTTTACGAAAATCATTTGCAATTTTAAAACTTATAAACTTGCGTCTGTCAACAACATCACCCATATGGACGCAAGTTGTTATTTCTTTTTCCTTTAGAGTTGGAAAGAAAACATTTTCGTAAAACTTATAAAAATATTCATTAAAATTTAGATTGTCATTCCTAGCACCAAAATGGGTGTCAGTTATAATCGCAAGCTTCAAATCAATTATATCCTTTGTCTGCTACTGTATCCTCTTCTTCTTTTTCCATAAAAGTTTCAAGACCTTTAGCTTTTACTTTAGTTTTATTCTTAGGTTTGTATACATCTTCGTCTGGTAACATTATATTTGGATCAAATCCTTGTACAACATATTTGTTAGTGTCACCTTCATTAACTGTCCAAGATTCATAACTAACACTTTCAATCATTTTGTTTCTAACGTGAGTTTGTTTTTTCTCTTTTGCAATCCTACGAAGAAAGGCATAGTAAATAATTTGTGTGAAGTAAGCAAAAGGATTCTTTGATTTTTCTGGATCAAAATTACCACAATACTGTAAACAGTTTTCAATACCATCAGCAATCATTTCATCTCTGTAAGTGTAGTTTATAAAGTTTGGTCTATATGATAAGTGAGTTGCAATCTTTAAAAAACATTCACCAATATAATTAGTTATTGGAGGTCTAACTTTGTCCTCTTTAGGTAAATCTTTTTGTTCTTCTTCTGCTATTTTACACTTATTTTTCCAATCGGTTATGGCTTGAAGAAAAACTTTATTATCTACGTAATGTTCTCCTTTTGCCTTTTTACCTTTTGCCATTTCAATTCCTTTTTTTTCAATTGAAGATATACTATACCAAATCAGACAAGCTTTGTCCAGTATCTTTCTCTATTTTCTTTCTAGCATAATATGCCTTATTATATTTCTTCATATATGTTTTATTATATTCCTTCTTATATGCGCTATACTCTGGTGTTTGTTGATATGCCTTATTATATTCCTTCTTCCATGCCTTATGCTCTGGTGTTTGACTACGTTTCTTTTTATATGCCTTCATATCATATGTAACACCACCTTTCCACATCGGATTATTCTCACCAGAGTTTAAGTTGCTCGCACTTTCTGCTATCAACTCATCTTTACTTATCTCAAGCGTATCCCTTAGGCTTGGAAACATAATATCACATTCTTCTTGGGTTGTTATATAAATAGACATTGCTGATACTCCTTTACAGTATTAGAGTAGGTGGTATTCCAGTACGCGACCTACACCTTTATTTATAATAATCATACCAGTAACTAATAAAAAAATAAAAGAGACTTGACTTCACCAAAATAAACGTGTTATATTAGCTCTGTTGTTGGGTCAAGTTAATGATATTTAGATTTATTTGTTTTAATAAACTCCTCTAGTATATCATTAATTTTATCTCTATCAATCATTTCTTCATCATCTAAATTATCTTCAAAATCTATAACATCTTCTGGGATGTGCAATCTGTTTCTTTTTTCTACAATGTTTTTATAATAAGCACTCAACCCTACTGACGCATCTGCAATTATTATAACGTGAGATTCTTTTAGCTCAAAATATTTACTTTCTGTAAACGGAGATATCCAAGCAGTAAGGTGTAAAGATTCTATCATACCTTTGCTAGTTTCTTCATTAACTGTTTCCATTTTTAATGGAGTTTTAATTATATATTTTTCATTAGCATATTCTTTCATTTCGCAAATAATACTTTCGCCATTTGTTAACTTAACGACTTTATAATCTGTATCCATACGCAACCTTCTTTTTAATCATTGTCTTATATTTATGTGACTACAATTTTACCTTACTGATATGATAATCAAATTGTTGTTCGTTATACAATGATATCCTTTCAGAAAAATGATTTAACGTAAAATTACGCTTATTGTTGTGTGAAATGTCGTCTGCAATATCATATATTAAAACGGAAACTTTATTGTCGGTCTTACGCAGTCCACGGCCAAGGCTTTGGAGCACTCTAATCCTACTTTTGCTTGGGGAACTGAACACGATATTGTTGATATTCCTAATATTAATACCAGTGCTAAACGTGCCGTAACTTGCAAGTATAACTGATTTCTTTTCATTTTCTACAACTCCTCTTATTTCTTCTCTTTCTGATGTGTCTGTTCCACCATAGACAAAAAATGTTTTTCTATCTGTAATTGTTTCTTCTACTTGTTCGTATAATGGTTTTCCATGTTTCTCAACTAACTGAAATAAACAAAGCGTATTACCATCTAAGTGTTGCAAAAGATTGACTATAAAGTTATTTCGTTTCTCGTTTGTAGCCAAATATTCTAGTTCTTCTGCATACGTCATCTTTTCACGAATATTTTTATGTTTTAATAAAATACACTTAACAGTCAAGTCTGCAAGTGTTTTCTTGTCTATAAGTTCCTTAGTGGTCACTATAGTTTCAGCAGTACCAAATAGACCTTCTAATACTAAGCGATGCGTCAGCGTTCCGTCTAGGGTGCCTGTGAGTCCAAATCTATACCTACACTGGTGTAACTTAGTCATAATCCCTGTCAATGATTTAGACTTAAACATGTGTGCTTCATCACCAATTACACACCCAAATGCTTCAAAATATTTCTTAGGCAACTTGTACAAAGATTGCCATGTTGATATCACAACATCTTTAGTTACTTTGCGATCATGACCCTGATATATCTTTTGACAGTATGTACCAGAGCTCCAACCATAATCTTCAAAGTCAGTATACATTTGTTCTACTAATGAAGTGGTAGGAACTAGTATTAGAGTTCTTAACCCCATCATTTTGTAATAACGAACTAGTGCATATATTATTAATGACTTACCAGAAGCAGTGGGAGAAAGCAACAAAGCGCGATGTCTGCTAACAGCGTGGTGTACGGCATCAATCTGATAGTCACGAACTCTAAGAGATTTTCCTTTTGACTTTGGTTTAAGAGATTTAACGAATCCTGAGACAACCTCTCGTTCAATATTTCTTTCATCTTCTACTCCATCTTCTAGTATATATTTAATTCCGTTTCTTGAACAATAGTTTTTAATATAGGATAACAACCCAACATAGATTTGTCCTGTAGCTGGTGAGAATAAACGTATCTTACCATCCCACATACGATTTTTAAACTGAGGCATAAACTTAGCGCCAGGCACTTCAAACGTAAAAAACTGTGTAAGTTCTTGTGTTGTTGATGGGTCTAGGTCATCTAAAACTAAATGCACTTCGTTCTTTTTAGATATACGCATTTTGTAAAGTACCCTGTTTACCATAGTTGCCTCTTAATAGTATATTCCATGAGACACTTATACGTTGTTCTTGAGGCGACGGCACCCAATGTTGCAACCATGATGGAAAAATTAATCCAGACCCCTCAATAGAATCAAACCTAACCATACTGGAATTGTATTGGTTTGGTGTATTTCTTGGCTGCAATACGCTTGCAGATGGTCGTGGATCAAAAAATTGTATTGGTGCGGTATTATTAGATTTTAGATAATATACACCAGACAGAAAGTTATTTGAATGTGTGTGTGGAGGGTGAACATCACCACTTTGCATTTGGTTTGCCCACATGTTTGTAATTTCTATTTTATCATATTCGTATTTTAATTTTTTTAAAATTTGAGTTGTTGATTCAATTACGCCGTCAACCAAAGGTTTAAAGTTTGGTAAGAGAAACAATTGATCTTCTTCCTCTGAAAACCGCAAATTAGTTATCATGGGTTCATGATCTATCTTCAAAGAAAAAGAATGAATTGTTGTTGGAAAACAA